ATCTACTTCAATATCACCTGCACTTCAATTAACTAACAATAGTTATAGTGCTACTTTAACCTGCCCATCTAATGGTATATTACAAACATCTAATTTACGAGTTGGTAATAGTAGTGCGAATGTTACATTAACGTGTCCCGCACAAAATGAATTAGAATTTTTTGGAACATTAAATTGCAATACAATATCGAGTGTTAGTGGTATATCATCACCATATTATACTGGTGGTATTTATAATGATGTTATTACTTATAACCCACCAAGGGCACTACCAGCATCCATTGGAACATCTGCAGTAATTGCAAATATCGCATGGAATCCTACCGAAAATTGGACTATTGATACTGTTACAGTTGTACAAAATTATGTATCAGATTACCCACTTACGACCACCAGTATTGTATTGGTAAAAGTTAGTTCTACTCAATTGCAAATTACTTTTAATACACAAAATACAAATGCACAACCATCTAATTTATATTCTACAAGTTATATAGTTATGAATCAATCCTAAAAAATATATTTTGTATAATATAAGTTATTGCATAGACGTCGCAAAAAGTGCGATGCAAGAACTCTCAGAAGTATTTCTGAGTTTGGTCGTTACGAGTGGGATTGGTTTACTTTTAGCAATCATAAAAATTTTATATAAATCTAAATGTAAAAATGTAGAATGCTGTGGCGGTCTACTAAAATGCGAAAGAGATATTGAGCATGAGGTTGAATTAGATGAAAGAGACCAACCATCTCCAAGGGCTGAAAATAATAATAGAGTTTAAAAATATTTTTTTTATATTAAAGATTAGATCCGAGTAATATATAAGAAAAATTTATATATTAATATTATAATACTTTTATTTTTTTGTAGATATTTACATTTATTTATATAATTAGATAAATATTACTTTATTTACGGTAATTTTAATATAAAAATATTATTAGATATGTGTTTTATAGATAAATTTAAGTAATTATATGCATATAATTCCCAAAATATATCTAAATTTGATTGATTTTTACATTGTTTAATTTATTTAATTACTTTTTTTACAGTAATTTTAATAGTTAGATATTAAGTATGACAATATTTATCTAAATATATTTAATTTTTTACCTTATTGTAAAAAAAAAATAACTGTATATGAGATGCATTACTTTTTCGCCTTAAACTTAGGCAAATTTTTGGTTCCTTTGATCTTTTGCTTTAATTTAATCTGAGATTTCAAATTGGATCTATCTATCTCATTTACAGTTAATGGCGTCTTCGCATTTACTCGAATGGTTGGTCTATATACCGGATATTCTTTATTCCCGACGTCAATCCACTTTTCGTTAAGCCATCGTTCTAAATTGTGTTCCTTATGATCTTCCTCGTAAGTGCCTCCTAATTTTTTATAAATTTTAACAATAAACCCACTTTTGTATGCACTTGGTTTATCATACACAATATCTGCATATTTTTTTACAGCATTATATAGATCTTTATTAATTGGAATTGGCATTATAACTATATATATATACTAATATTTTGGTAATAAATTTAATAATCTCGATGAATTCGTATTATAAACTAGAAATTGCGCTTAAACTATCATCTATGATTTTCTGATTAGTTTGTAACTTACCAAGTAATTCAGCCAATTCGGCTTTAATCTGCTTTTTTTTGCGCGATGATTTTTCATAAGTTAATGTACTCATTAAATAATCTATTTTTTGTTTGATCTTATCTATTTGCATATTTCTATCATCTATTAATTGTTCTAAATATTCTCTCTGTTGTATAGTTGGATCTTCTAAATTTATATCGGACATAATTCGTCTATATGCATCGTCTACAATTATAAATTTTTTAGTTAATTCACTATCACCACCAGTTTTATCTGGATGCAATACGCGTGCTAGTTTTTTGTATGCTTTTTTAATTTCAGATTCGCTTGATCCCTCTGATACGCCTAGAATAGTATAATCATTTGTAGTGTCCAATATAATATTAGTTGCACTATTTTCTTTCTTGGTATTTGGTTTTTTATTCTGCGATGATCTATCGCCGTGATGTATCTCGCTACGTTGATCAATATTTCCAACCTTAAAGAATTCTTCTAAAATCTTATTAATTGTATTTGATTTTTTTGCCGACGATTGGGTTCGTTTTTTTATTGTAATATTTTTCTTTATTGGTGCATGCGATGGCGTTGATTCAAATATAGTCTCGACATAATCTGGATATATTTCTTTCTTACTTGCTTTAATTTTTCCGGTGTCGTAATAGTTTGGATCTTTATTATATCGCTTAAGTCTGTTTGGATCAACCTCAACATTTGAACTCGAAAACCCCACATTTCCTAATAAATCTGATAAATCTTTATCTTTTTTTGTCTTGGTTTTCGTATTTAATTCAATATTTATTTTAATGGGTTCTTCTGTGATCTTAAATATTCCCTGTGCTTTAGCTTGATCTAGTTTTGTTTTATTTTTCATAAGTCGTTTAAACATTGCACTATCAGTACGCGTTCTCTTATTCATTATGCCATGTTTTTTGCTATTAGTTGTATAATAAAAATATTTTGGGAATTCATATTCTTTGGCTATACTTTTTGGTAAATAATTTGGATCCACATATTGAGCCAAATAATGATGCAACTGTTTTTCCTGTTCAGTTAAGATCTTTTTATATTTTGGATTATCTAGTTTAGGTATTGCAAGGGCATCAGCCTCTTCCAATAGTTTGATATTTTTTCTGGCTTTTTGGGCTTGAGTCAACATCGAGTTTTAAAGTACTTATATATTACACAATTTAATATAAATAACATATAATATATCATGGATTATATATATAAGAACTTTTCTATTTGGGAAATTTCCACAATCAGAACAAAAAATAATATGAGTTTTGAAGAGTCTCCAGACGTAGTTTACCTAGATGTCGTTGTGTCTAATATTAATAGTGGTAGCGCTTCTAATTATGCAAAAGTTTTGGCGGAATATAATGAATCGAGAACAATTCCATATTTATATAATCCAAATGAATATTACGGCGCCGTTGTGCAATTTACATTAGATAATACTTCCACGCCATTACTGGAAGTACAAATTGTTCCGGATCAAGCCAATGCAAATCTGACAATATATAATGTTGGGCTATCTTATGGGGCTAGTAATATTATAGTACCAATTACTTATGTCCCACAAAATGCTACTGCAGTTGAGCCACTACCACCAAGCGCATTTCCCAATGGTATTCAAGATATTTCTACAGGATATTATAGCGTATTCTCATATAATTATTTCTGTCAATTAGTAAATACAGCATTCGCAACTGCATTGACTCAATTAATAGCATTAGTCCCAGCAATACCAATTAGCACAAATCCGCCATTTATCAAATTTGATCCAACTACCGATTTATTCAATATAGAAGTTGATCCAATATTTAATCAAACTACAGCCGTAACCCCTATTAACATGTTAATGAATAACGCCCTATATTATTTGTTTTATTCATTTCCATCATCTAGAGTCGCTATTGGTGCAAATACTTATTTTGAATTAATTGCAACCAATAGTACAATTACAACCATACCACCATCAACAAATACAATATTATTGCAAGAACGAAATAGTACTAATCTCTGGGAACAAGTAACATCAATTTGTATAACTTCTCAGACTATACCGGTTGTAAGATCACAAACACTTGCTCCTGGTTTATATTATGAGGGAGGAATTGTTCGCGCGCCTAATAACTCATTAACCCAGCCCATTCTTTTAGAATTTTCAGTTCAAAATTCCGAATATAATAGATCAATTACTTATAACCCAACCGCACAATATAAGACATTTTGCTTAAACAGTGATCCGCCATTATATAATTTTGATATTAAATTTTGGTACAGATCTACTACTGGTATCCTTAGACCAATTGCTTTAAACAGTGGAGCAACTTTATCTGTGAAGATTGGTTTCTTTAAAAGGAGTAAGCATTCGGCACTAAAACCAATGCATTAAATACATTCTAAGCCATATATGATTAATTAAGCATAATTATTTTTTTACATCGTATTAAACATTAGCATATATAAACATATAAAAACATAAATTTAAATATGCCAGATTATGCGAATGGAAAAATTTATAAAATTGTTTGTAATATTAAAGGAGAGCAATATATTGGTGGAACTATTCAAAAATTAAGTCAAAGGCTAACACAGCATGTTTCAAGTAGTAAAAAGGCTAAAAAAAATATGAAATCGAAAGAAATAATATTAAGAGGAGATTATCAAATTGTATTAATTGAAAATTATCCATGCAATAATAAAGAAGAATTAGAAAGAAAAGAGAGAGAGCATATTGAAAGCAATATATGCGTTAATAAATATATACCAACCAGAACGGATAAAGAATGGCGTGATACAAATAAAGAAAGCCTTAGTATAAAAAGCAAAGAATATAGGGAATCCCATAAAGAAGTAATTGCTATAAAACAAAAAAAATATAGAGATACACACAAGGAAGTAATCGCTTTGAAACTAAAAGAATATTATGATGCCAATAAAGAAGAAATTAAGTCGAGAGCCAATAATTATTATGACACAAATAAAGAAGTGGCTAAGCTAAGAGTCAATACATATAGAATCGCAAATAATGAAGCAATAAAATTGAAAAAAAAAGAATATTATAACAAGAATAAAAAATCAATCGCTTTAAAGCATAAAGAATATAGGGATAAAAAGAAGCAAGAAAAAATGGAAAAAGTTGAGACTCCTATAATTTGATTTATGCCAATATTTAATTATTTTTTTTTGAATTATTATATCTGTTAAAGTATATAATAAGTAAAATATTTGAAAGTTTGTTTATCAAATCATTAAAGTAATTCAAGATGTCGGATCATCAAATTGAAGGAATTAAAATAACTGATTCCAGAATCAACGACTTGACCAATGACCTCACTTTTGGGGTATATGATGGAGCCAGTCAATCTACCTACCAACAATTTCCTTTTAACTCTGCATCAAATTCATCTCTTACCGCCAATATTCAGATAAACTAATTTGTCTGTGTCTATTCAAAAGATAGTCAAGTAC